GTAAAAATTATATATAAAGACGTATCTTGGGATGATGCTTGCGAAATAGAACAATTGTTAATAGATATGTACGGGAGAAAAGACTTGATGAAAGGAACTCTTGTTAATATGACTGATGGAGGAGATGGTTCTATTAATATAATAGTTTCTAAAGACACTAGGGAAAAACTTTCAAAAGCTGGAAAAGGCAGAAAAATGAGTCAGGAATTAAAAGATAAACTTTTTAATTTAAAAATAGGAATTCCAAGAAAAGAAGAAACTAAACAAAAATTAAGGCAATATACTGGAATAAAAAGTTCAAAAGCTATTCAATTAATTAATACAGATACAGGAGAATTATTTGAATCAATTATAGACCTTGCATCTAAATATAATATAAAATACCGCGTAATATTAAACAGATTAAATTGCAATAAAAAATCAAGAGATAAAAGATTGTTTAATATAAAGGTAATAAGTAAAGAAGAGTATATCGCAGAATTAGAAAACAGAATTAAACAACTTGAGAAATAATGGCTTGGGGAGATTTAGCAAGTAATCAGATGGTAAGTTACAATGATGCATCCAGTGGAGGATTCACACTCAAGCCTGGACAAACAAATTCTAGTTCGCCTCAATGTATGACAAAGAACGATGCTTTTACTAAATATAATTTAGCAACAACATCTAATACAAACACTGTCGCTTCAAATCAATTAATGAGAAAAGATTATTGGACAGCGGCTACAGTATTACCGTATTCCTATACATTGTATTATCAGACACAGGCGGATGTTAGCCTTTTTGGATTTACTACAAGTTCCGCTGCGTGTTCTTCTGTATCTCCATCTATAACAGTATATTCTAGTTCAAGCACTATAGCAGCGGGAATGGCTTTATTTTATGATCAATATGGCAATAATCAAATATACGCTTCTAGTTATGCTGCAAGTGATCCTTATTTTAAGTTAAACAATTCTTTGGTAAGATTTCAACAAAATGACCCTGAAACACTTCAAGGCTATGTCTTATACGATGTATCAACATGTATTGTGAATTCAGTGGTATTTAGTAGCCTTTATTCTTATACAGGAAGTTCAAGTGCTAGTTATAGTGGAACAGTTACTATTACTGGAGCAAGTGCTACGTTTAACGCAAGATCAACGTCTACGGGTAACTTTAGTACGGATACAAACATAAACATTGGGGGTAATGCTAGAAGAGCAAGACAAACAACAACTGGAACATTAGATTCAACAACATTTACATTAAGTCCAGGGACATATAGTTATACATTCTCTTGTCAAGTTACAGGAGGAGGAACCGGTATAGGTCAAATAATATTTACACAATAAACCAATAAATAAACAAATAAACAAACAACAATGAAAACAATCGAAGCAGTATCCATTTGGGATAACGGAACAGTACAACAAGCAACTATCTTAAATGCTTATGCAGTAAATGTAACATTGAATACGTCTGCAACATTTTATTACTCTTTAATGGCTCAAACTGCAGAAGGTAATGTAGGAATGCAATTAGCTCAAGGTAACTTAACTATGACAGGAGAAGCTTATACTGACTGGACAGTTGATAATTATGCTTGGGATTGGATTGCAGAACAATTAAATCTTGTAATTACGGGAGAATATGTTCCGCCAGTTCCACCAGAACCAATTGTAGAAGAAGTAGTTGCTGAGGAAGCAGTAGTTGAAGAAACTCCAGTAGTAGAGTAACTAGTATGACAAAGATTAGTCAATTCCCAGACGATAGCGAAATTACAGTAGACGACAAGTTAGTCGGAACTGACGCTGAGAATAGTTTAGAAACTAAAAACTTCACGTTTGCTGATGTAATTAGTTTTCTACAACAGAACCTTTTAATATTAAACACCCCATCGCTAACTGGCGTGCCTGAGTATGCAGATAATGCAGCGGCAGTTACCGCTGGACTAGTAGTTGGTAGGGTATACAGAACGGCAGATATTCTAAAAATCGTACATTAAAAAATAATTTTGTATATTTGCCAATAAATTTAAATCAAAATGAAAAAAGCAGAAGAAAAAAAATCAATTGAAGAAAAAGAATTAAAGAAGTTACAAGAACTTGAGTCATTCTTTAAAAGTGCTAATGAGGCGTTAGGTCAATTAACAACAGATTACGAATTCAAGAAGTCTGACGTTTTGAGACAGGTTAACGAAAAGTTAATCAAACAAGACGAACTTAAAAAAGAACTAGCTGGGATCTACGGAGAAAATATCTCTATAAACATTAACACAGGGGAGATCTCTGAAGGTGAAGCTCAGGCATAATGTTCGACATTAGAAAAATAACAATAGGGGCTGACTACAAGAGTAATGGTATGCATTACATTGTAGGTCAGCTTGTATTGAATAATTCCCACACAATACATCACATACGACTAGACGATAGCACAGGAGGAATAAAGATCTGGATAGAGAAGGAAGACGAAGTATTTCTCTGGAAAGAATTTAATGCTAACATGCCAATCTCTATAGAGTATAACATCAACTTCTAATGAAATCCCCAAACATGTTCATCGTAAGACCTTTGAATGGAAGGAGATACGATAATATAAAGAACATAGGAGGAGTAGACTTAATTACTAGTGTATCTCAGGAAGACCACGAGTCATCAAATAGATACGCTGAGGTAGTCGAAACACCTATTAACTATTCAGGAGAAATAACTAAAGGAGACGTACTACTTGTACATCATAATGTATTTAAGCTGTATTACGACATGAAAGGAAGAGAAAAGAGTGGCGCAAGCTACTTTAAGGACGACTTATTCTTTGTTGACCAAGAACAATTCTTTATGTACAAACATAATGATGTATGGAAGGCTCACTCTAAGTACTGTTTTATTAAACCTACAGAATCAAAAGAATCAATAATTAAAAAGAACTGTAAGGAAGAACCTCTTATAGGAACTATTGCTTATATAAATAACGAACTACTATCTCTAGGACTTAATGTCGGAGATGAAATTGCATTTGAACCGGATAGTGAATATCCTTTTACTATAGAAGATCAAAAACTATACAGGATGTTTACTAATAACATCACACTTAAATGGAATTAAAAGAAGAAGATAATTGTATATTATACAGACATATAAGACTAGATAAAAATGAAGTTTTTTATATAGGAATTGGTAAACAGAAAAATAGACCTTACGAATCAGGATCTAAAAGATCTTTATTTTGGCATAGAGTAACTTCTAAAACAAATTACGAAGTAGAAATATTATTTGATAATCTATCTTGGGATCAAGCTAAAGAAAAAGAAAAGGAGTTTATAAAAATATACGGGAGAAGAGATTTAAATTCTGGAACATTAGTTAATATGACAGACGGAGGTGATGGGAATATCAATCCTTCTTTATCTAGAAGGTTAAAAATGGCAGATGAATCGAGAAATAGAGTATGGACTGATGAATCAAGAAGTAAATTATCTAAATCTAAATCAGGAAAGAATCATCACATGTATGGAATAAGGGGAGATAAAAATCCATTATACGGAAGAAAGCATTCTGAAGAAACTAAAAATAAAATATCTAAAGCTAGATTAGGTTTTGTAACTGATAGAGAAGTTGTAAATAAAATAGCAGATAAACTTAGAGGTAGAAAAAGAAGTCCTCACATAGGATTAGCTATATCAGAATCCAGATCAAAAATAGTATTAGATACTCAAAACGGAATATACTATAAAAATGCAAAAGAAGCTGCTGAAATTTTAAATGTAAAATACAGTACAATTAGATGTTGGTTAAACGGAAGTAGAAAAAACATAAGTAATTTAATTTATGTATAATGGATGAATCTAAAGATTTAAAATTAAGAATTATATCAGCTGGATATAAAGCTGTAGAAGAGTTAATAAAAGTTGCTGAAGATACAATTATAAGAGGTGGAGATGATGATCTTTCATCTGATAAATTAAAGAATGCGGCAGCTACAAAACGTTTAGCTATAGAAGATGCTTTTAGTATTCTTAACAGAATAGAGCAAGAATCTGAAAAACTAAACGAGTATCCTAAAGAAGTAGCTAAGCCAGAACCTAAAATACAAGGATTTGCAGAAAAACGATCAAAATAATTTATACTCGGTTGTAAAGAATCATATTCCTCCAACTGTGCTGGCTAATAAGAACAATAAAAAATCTTGGCAGTACGGATACGATGAGAAGTATGACATGATTGTTATATCTAAGAACGGAACCATAGGCGAAGTTTATAATATAAACGGACTACTTATAGCTCTACCTAAAACTCCAGATGTAGTATACTCTAGAGATAAGAAAAAAGAAAATCAATACTGGCAACCATTTGAATATCCTAAAGAGTTAGATAAAATAAAGTCTATATTTCATTGGCATGATATGCCTAATGATTTTAAATCTAAGTGGGTTGACTATATAGAGACTGAGTTCGACAGAAGAGAAAACGGATTCTTCTTCATGAATAATGGAGTAGAGACTTATATGACCGGGTCTCACTACATGTATTGTCAGTGGACAAAGATTGACGTCGGACTTCCTGACTTTCGTGAGGCTAATAGAATATTCTTTATTTACTGGGAGGCATGTCGTGCAGACGATAGATGCTTCGGTATGGTTTACTTAAAGATTAGACGTTCTGGATTTTCTTTTATGGCTTCATCGGAGGCTGTAAATATAGCTACATTAGCGAAAGACGCTAGGATTGGTATCCAGTCTAAGACAGGGGGTGACGCTAAGACTATGTTTACTAATAAGGTTGTTCCTATATCTAGCAATCTACCATTCTTCTTTAAACCAATCATGGATGGTATGGACAAGCCTAAGACTGAACTTGCCTTCAGGGTTCCTGCGTCTAAGATTACAAAGAAGAATATGTACGAAAGTTCAGAAGCTGAACTAGAAGGATTAGATACATCTATTGACTGGAAGAACACAGCTGACAACAGTTATGACGGTGAGAAATTAGTATATCTTGTTGAGGACGAGTCTGGTAAGCTAGAAGCTCCTAACAATATCCTTAACGGATGGCGAGTTAGAAAGACTTGTCTTCGTTTAGGTAGTAGAATTATCGGTAAATGTATGATGGGTTCAACTCCTAACGCGCTTGCTAAGGGTGGATCTAATTTTAAGAAGCTATACGAGGATTCAAATATAAAAACACGTAACGAGAACGGCCAGACAAAATCCGGAATGTATTCATTATATATTCCAATGGAGTGGAACTTCGAGGGTTATATTGACAGATACGGAATGCCTGTATTTAGAAAGCCAGAAACTCCGGTAACCGGGATAGACGGAAGACTAATAACAAACGGAGCCATAGACTACTGGGAGAATGAGGTTGCATCTTTAAAGAATGATGCAGACGCATTGAATGAGTTTTATAGACAGTTCTCCAGAACAGAGTCTCACGCGTTTAGAGATGAGAGCAAGGCGTCTTTGTTTAACTTAACAAAGATCTATCAACAGATAGACTATAACGACTCTCTAATCAGAGATCAGATACTAACTAGAGGATCGTTTCACTGGAAGAATGGAGAGAAGGACACTCAGGTTATTTGGACTCCAGATCCAAGGGGTAGATTCCTTGTTTCATGGATCCCTAATTCAGCAATGCAGAACCAAGTAGTTTATAAAAATGGAAACAAGTACCCTGGTAATGAGCACATTGGTGCTTTTGGTTGTGACCCTTACGATATATCCGGAACTGTCGGTGGAGGAGGATCTAACGGATCTCTACATGGACTTACTAAGTTTAATATGGATAATGCTCCTAGTAACCATTTCTTCCTTGAGTATATAGCTCGCCCTCAGACGGCAGAGATATTCTTTGAAGAGGTTCTTATGG